CGGCGGGCGTCCCCTTTGTCCTGCCGCTTTGCGTCCAGATCGAAATACACCGAGGAATCAGCGTCAAAGATCGGCTTGATGCAGATACGCTGCTTCTCGTTCTCTTCGTCGGACTCATCCTCATACTCGGCAATCAGTCGCCATGCGCCCATTCCACCGCCGACAGCCTCTTCAAATGCGTTGTCATAGGCTTCCTCGGCTACCGAGTCCTGTTCTGTAGCGCGGTACAGCGCATCGCATGAATCGGCAAGCTGCTCGTTGTTCGATCCGTCTTTGCTGATGAAATCGACCGTAATGCGGTTGTTTCGGTATTCGTTGATGATGCGAATGACCGCCAAGTGGACCTTGTTCACCTCCAACTTAGGCTTGTTCGCGTATGCCTCAGCCAGCGAACCTTCCCACATTGCGCCTGGAATCGAGTAAAAGCGACGATCCTGCAGCGCCTGCATCCGTTCATTGCGCTGGGCTGCGATGATTTCATCAAACTCTAGGATAGCGTCTGAGTGAAGGTCTTTTAGTTTCTGGGTCTGTCGCATTTCACCACCTGTTAGCCATGGGAATTGGCCGGTATTCAACGGTTTTGACTGCATTCTTAGCCCGCCTTGCACCTTCGCAAGCGTACCGAATCGCATCAATTACGTGGTTGTCTTTGTCTGCAAGCTGCGGCAGCACCTTGTCTGTCAATGGGTCAACCTTATAGCTGTAATGCGTCAATTCGTCAATTGTATGCGTGCAGCGTGGATGCACGATGATATCGAACGATTGCAGCCATGAAATACCTTCCTCCAGGCTTCCAGGCCCTTTTACAGCGGCCTGAATCTTCGGGAATCCATTCTTCCGCATGTGCGAAATAGTCTCAGGCCTTGCTGAATCAGCAACTATCGGCCACTTTTCAGACTCAGGAACTGACATGAACAGGCTTGGCGTGTCTGTAATTTCGCAGCCGATTTGATAGGCTTCGTGGTCAATGTATAGCTTTCTGCCAATTATGTAGCAGCGGGCTAGAACGGTTGGGTCAACACTGAAACCCCAATCCGCACCGAAGCGCAGGACAGCATCTGAAGGTGTATCGAACTCTTGGATTGACCAGTTGCGGAATACCTTAGCCTCAGAGCGCGAGACATAGCGGCCTTCCCAAACGTGTAGGTATTTATCTGGATCACGTCTGCGGTCGTACTCCATTTCATCCCGCAGCACGCCCGGAAACCATGGGTTGTCCTGCCAGTTGACGTGAAGCAACATCGTTCCAGGTGGCTTTTCTTCCGCACAGAACATCACATCAATCGGGTCTGTCTCATGTCGTGGGTTGTACGTAAACCAAATCTCTGAGTTTGGCTGGCGCACAGTCGGGATCAGGTCGTTCAGAGACTCTTGGCTGATCGTCTGAGCTTCCTCTACCCAGCATCGCGTGATGCCCTCCATAGACTTGATGGCGGCACTGTTGCCCCTCAAACCCGCGAATATGAACAGGGATCCATTCTTACCGCGTATCTCGTTCTCTACGCTGTCAAAGAACTCACCAAGGCCCAAGCGTTCGATTTCATCATCAAGCAGGCGCTTAACCGAGTCTTTGATTGATTTCTGAATCTCACGACCGCAAAGGATGCGATGCGGATGCTCAACAGCTTGCAACAACAGCGCTGAAGCAGCAGACCGGCTCTTACCAGAACCACGACCACCTCGCATCACCTTGTAACGCGATGGCGTCCAAAGTTGTTGCGCCCAATCAGGTAGCGCGACTTGCATCGGCTTTGACAAACTCGACAGAGATACGAGCTTGAATAGGATTCTCTTTGTCGCCAGCGATTGTCATTGGAAGCACTTTACCGATCAACGTAAGAAACGCACTAGCGGTCCTAGGATCGTTTGCGCGCTCTACAAGGTAGTCAACCCCTCCCGATTGCTCAAGAGCGCCTAAGATCATCTCTTTAAGCTCTCTGGTGTTCTTATTCGGAACGCCCTTAACCCGGCCCATTCCTGCGGCGGGCGGCTTTCGTTTAACAGGTGGCAATACTTTGTTGTCCATTTTGCCTATTTTATAAGCAATATCGAATTAATACCAGTTATGCACATTTGTCAGGGGACTGGTGGCTGGCCCTGAAGGAGTAGGCTTTCGCCGCGCATGTGCAATGCGCCCCATGACGGATTAGGTTGTCTCTAGCATCTTTTCAAGATCAATCGTCGCGTGGCCCGACTTGATGCGTGCGCCGGTCAGTCGGATGGCTTGTTCGTACTGGCTGCGCGGAATGCTTGATCTTTGGAGCGAATGCCACTCGATCACATCCCGAAGTGCCTGGATCGCTGGGCCGCTGAGTCCCATCTTGCCGGTGCGCTGGAATCGTTCGGCGGCTTCGATCAATCCGGCTTCTGCCTTGTGGGCGTCTGGCATTGCTTCGTACCCGACACCCATTCCAGCCAATGTCTGCGTCAGGTTGTTGACATTCACCATGTCAGACCATTCATTCATTTGGGCTTTTCCGGTGGTGAATGCATCCAGGCTTGCGAGGTCTCGGGTCAGCAGCTTGTCGAGGTCATTGCGGCTGGTGATGCCGGCGCCTGATTTTGCGTGCTCAATGGTGTTTAGAAGGGGCCACACCTTGCGCTTGCACTTCTTGCGACTCATTTGGCCTCCTTCTTGCTCTGCTCGATTGACAGCTCCAGCAGGATTCTCAGCCACTTCTGCGCTCCGAGGCGCTTCCATTCGGCGTGCTGCTCAGGTGTCATATGCATCCCAACAAAACGGCGGTTTTTCGTGAGTTCGCTTTTCTCTCTCGGCATCACTGCGCTCCCGCCCGAACATGGGACATGGTGGAACTCATGTAGCGTTTCCAGTAATCAATATCACCATTCGGAGCGGACCCGTTGCACACGCGCAATTCGCGCTGAATCCTGTCTTTTGGATTGTAATCAAAACTTATCCATCCAGTGTTGGTAATTCTCGCTTTGTTGTCTCGCGCCATGCGCTGGAGGATGTTCGCGCACCTATTCCCATTGATCCCGACTTTTTCAGCGATGACACCACGCTGCAGCGGCCCGGTGGCTGCGGCAAGAACCTTTTCAATAGCCAGCCGATCCGGGCTGATGTTGGCACTGCGCTCGCCCATTCTGGAAATCTTGGCGATGTCGTGGCGCGGCCTTCCGGGTGGCCCCTTGGGTATCACCAGCTTCGGTGCGTAATACTCGGCTGCGATGTAGGCGACGGCGTTTCCGGTCCTGACTTGTTTTATTTTGTCTGACTTGACCAACAACCCGAGCAGGCGGCGTGCTGTTTTGTAGGAAATTCCTGCGGCCTCCATCGTCTGGTCCATGCTGCATCCGGCGGAACCCTTGGTCTGAATGATGGGGAGAATGTCGTGTGTCATTTTTGTTCGGTCTTGTGTTTGCAGTCGTTGCACTTCGGGTCGTTCTTGCCAAGTTCTGTTTTCCGGTACTGGCAATCTTGTGTCATTACGTGCGGTATTTTCTTGTCGCCGCCTGTTGGATAGTGGAATGGCTTGAAATGCTCTCTGTTGTGGCATCCGTACTTCATTCTTTTTCTTTCAGTAGTTTCCGAGCCTCAGCCCGGTAATGTTTTGCTATCTCTTCCAGTGCTTCGCGTGTGTATTTGCGTAGCGTGTTATCGTTTTCTATCAATTCAACCGCTTTGATACCAATTCGGTTAATCAGTCCTTTGCGGTATTCGACGTGATTCCCTCCTAACCTATGGTTGCAGTGTCTGCATTGCGAGTGACAGTTATCCTCTACAAACCTCATGTGAGGCGCTGAACCAACAGAACGGAAATGGCCTGCATCGTGGCTGTTAGGTTCCGTGCTAAGTTGCCTTCCACAGCTTATGCATGGCATTCCTAGGTCGCGCTGTCTTATGAATCCGTTAAACGCCGCCTGTGTTCTTTGCACCAACTTCGGGTACTTCTCCATCGCTTTCAGCTTTTCGCGTGTCTGCGCCCGTTCTGCAGCGGCTTCCCGGCCTTTCTGGCGCTCCTTTGTCTGCTCTGCGTGCTTGATCGAGCAAGAAACAGAACACACCTTCTGCATGGACCGCGATTTGACGTACTGCGTTTTGCAGATACAGCAGGTTGCGGGCTTCATGCGGCTTCCTCATTCCATGCTGGCAACGAAACGCCACGATCAGCAGCCGTCGCATGAAGAAACTCGATCCATTCCGAAAACTGAGCCTTTGTGAACTTGCTGGTCCGCTGACCCAACATCACAACGCCACCATTCAGACCCATTGCAAGGCGCACAGTCTCACCACGAAATGCAGCGGTCAGCACATCTTTCCAATCGTCAGGCTCCATGTTCACCATGTATCCGTTGATCGGCCATTGAAGTTGTTTGCTGAATGCCGTCAACAGCGGCCACATCAAACGGTTTTGGGCCTGCGTGCGGGTTTCTGGCTTGAGCGTGAGAATCCAACGGTGTCCACCTTGGAGCGCTGCGGATAGGAATGGGAACACCTGCGCCTTGATGGCTGTCCAGGCTTGCACCCGGTTCACCAGTTCAATGGTCAATGTCTCGCTCATTCCGTCATCCCTTGTTCCACCCCAGAATCGTCGAATTCAATCGTTTTCATCAACTCACGAATTGAATTCCTCGATCCCGGCCCGTACAGACGATCAACGACAAGCGCCCGCTTTGCGATGTAGTCATCAGACCCACCAGCGGCCCGGTGCCGCACTAGCTCGCGGGCCTCTGCCCTGAGTAGCTGATTACTCATTGCGCAGCCTCGTAAGCACCATCAACAGA